GTGCTACAACAGCCACAACTTATTCACTGATCGGGGAATACGATTTGGCGGGTAACACCAATTCATCACCGACCACCACTACCGGTGCTGGTCCTTACGATGATCTCGAAGCGGATGCTAGCGCAGTTGAGATGAATGCTTTGCAGACAGATGGAAATCTTCCTCCATACGATAACAATGCTTTGCCAAGTGTTTGGATGAAAGTAGCCACGCTAACAGTTGGCGCCGGTGGAAATCAGAAGATTAGCACTGGGTATTTCGATGCACCGTGCGGTTTGACCTGTATCACCGTAGGTGGTGGAGCACAAGTTTACGACCTTCGAAACTCAATCCACCTAACCGTACAGTCTGGTGACTACAAGGGTGTGAAAGCACACAACATGGAGCGTATGTAAAATGGATCTTCCTAAGACTCCTGAAGGTGCAGCTCCAGTAAAAGCAATCCAACTTGCCTCTATTATTGCACATATTAGAGCTAATAACGTGACATACCTGTTAGGTATTGGCATAGCCCACATGCTCGGGATAACTGAACAGGTGTGGACATATGGCAGCGGAATGTGCTAAACAAATCCGCACGTGCGAACATTGTGGTTACACGTTACAGTCGAGAGATTGTAAGAAAATCATTTTGGGTGACTTGCCGTCCTCACCCGAAGGGGCGGACAGCATTACCCATTGCATTTGCTACCAATGCGGTGAGGAGTGGGTAGAATGACCTCCATTCTATCTGCGAAGCATTCCACCGCTCGCCGGCCTGCAACGTCGGGTGACGCCCCGGCGTTGCCAGGGCAAGATGTGACGCTGAAATCGCGTACGCGATGTAAGGTCAACGGTGGTCGGACAGTATTACTTGTTATACTACACTACCTGCTAAAAAATAACATCACATTTATGTGTGGGATGAAGCAGGGAAAAATACCTCCCGAGGGCCGGCCGCAAGTTCTTATCTTTCAGCCGCCGGCTCTCACCAGAGGGAGGTTGGGAGGATTGGTGAGATGAAATTAGACGCCTCGCCGGATAATTGCACGTCAGTGCGGAAGTATCTCAACGACCGAAGTTTATGTCCACGCTGGAGACTTTGTCCAGGGTGTGAGAAAGTTCGAGCAAAGAGAAATCAGTGGAAGATCGCCAGGAGCTTACAGTATGATATCGATTTGGCAGCAGAACAAGAAGCACCAATTAAAATTGGAGTTTTGACTTCGACGCTACCTGGTAAAAGTTCGAAGATTCGGTCAGCCAGTCTAAGTGAGCAATATGATTACTTGACCAAACGGACTACAATGTCCGGTTACACTGGATGGCACAGTATGCGTGGCTTGAACACGAGACTGAAAGAATGGGGAATATCTGGCGGATCCCATTTTATTGAATTTACCAATAAGTCCGGCAACCAATGGAATACTCACATGCATTCCGTGTTGGTGGGATTCGAAGAAGACTGGAACGTTCCTCTGAAAGAGACGTCTGCAGTTCGAGAATGGAATGACGATCTAACGATGAAGCTTCAGACAGAGAAGCTTGAGAATAAGACCAGGAGTAACAAACGTGTTTTGGAACCGTTGGGCCTAGGTCGATTATACACTTTGGATATTGCCAGCGCAGATGAGTTGGCATCAATTGCACGTTATTCTGCGAAAGTAGAATACGTGACAAAGCCAGTTAAAGTTCCAGCTAACAAATTACCTGAAGTCTCTGACTTCCTGAATGGTAAGGTCAATTTGAAAGATGTTACTTTTGGCGGGATAACGTCTTCGAAGACAACTCGAAGTATCCCTCGACTCGCTCGACCATTTGGAGACTGGATGAAAAATGGACCGGAAAGACAATTTACTTGGTCGTAGCCAAAAAGGACATGGCCTCTCAAGGACACAAGAAGAAAGCAATGAAGAAGGATCCTTCCTTCAGAAAGAAAAAACCGTTGGAGTTCTTCCCGGTTCAACGTAAGATAGCTCTTAGCAACGCCTCCGCTTCTGGAGCAACAGTTGCTCAATTCGATACTGGTCGTTTATTGAGTCAAGTGAACCATAGACTCTACCGATATGGAAAAAGATACACTCAAAAAATTGACGTGGATCCAAGTGGAATACCTGCAGGCACAACCGTCGACGTCTGGGCGTTGATGGATACCTGGTATGTCCAGAAAGCGTTCGAAGAAGCAGCGGTGGTTTTTCACCGAGCTTATACGGACGAAAGGGAGAATCTTTTCAAAGAAGCTCGAGCACGTTGGTTTGACTTCAGAGTTCGTAGCGGACTTGTCGCTGACGATTTATCTGCAGTCGTGGATGCTAATCCAACCACAGGTGCTACTGCCCTCATCACTGCCGGCGAATTCATCGACTCCAAAGTCGAGGATCAAGCAGGCGCAACACGCACGTTCTCCTGGGCGGGTGCTACAACAGCCACAACTTATTCACTGATCGGGGAATACGATTTGGCGGGTAACACCAATTCATCACCGACCACCACTACCGGTG